TCAGTGCTTGCTCTTCAGAAATATCTCATCAAAGAAGGAAAGCTCAAGCCTGAGTACCAAACAGGGTATTACGGAGCTATTACAGCAAAAGCGGTCTTGTGGTGGCAGTTGGAGCATTGGGATCGATACGACCAACAAAAAGCAAACATTCCGATATTGCTCGAGTACGCAGGTAAGTATTGGGGTCAGGGTAGTATTGACATAGTAAACACAAAATAATGAAAGCATCTCAATTCCCAAGAGAGTACAAAGCATACGATCTCGACACAAGCCGGATGTTGCAACCACAAGACCTTATCAGTGAGGGATTCACGTTGTCTCCGGATGGCTTGCCTGCCAACTCACGGAAAGCGATGTTCGATGTTGTGCTTTTATGGTTCTCGGGTCAGTTTGATAAGAATAGGAAAAAGATCTTCGAGGGAGATATATGCAGAGTGCAAGTGAAGAATGAGTTTGGGTCTCTTACGGTTGACTACGGCATCATGAAGTGGATTTCACAAACATCTCAGTTTGTTTTGACAGTCCCAGCATCTCTTGGCGGTCGAATCCTTGATGTCACTGAGGTTGAATTGTTGGGGAATGAGTTCGAGAATCCAGAGCTTGTTTCTCTTGTTAAAAACGAAGCAGTTGAAACAGTGAATGGATAGAAAAGAAAAAGGTGTTATTTTGGATACACTCCCCTCTTTAAAGTTCAAGGTCGAGTTGGAAAGTGGGGGGACAATCATTGCTTACTTATCCGGCAAGATGAACCGAAACTTCATTCGAATCATCATCGGGGACAAGGTTGAGGTGTTCATTCCGGCAACCGGTGGAGTCGGAAGAATAGTTAGAAGATTTTAGTTATGAATGGCAAGGAGATGTAAATCACTCAAAGCACCCGATCAAGGATATCAACACAGAGACCATCGATCAAGGAAGGGTCGTGAACTAAATCTCAAGTACAAAAAGAAAATCCGATATATACGAAAAGAAAAAAAAGAAGAACTTTCAATAAATAATGACGGAGAAACAACAACAAGTATATGACCTCGTGAAGTCAATGTATAAGAATGAGGACGGATCTCCAGTGCTCCTATCCCCTTCTCAGTGTGAGATCTTTGCAACAATATCAATGCGGTTGCACCCTAGAGTTCACTGTGAAACATTCACACGATTCGGGAAGTCACGAACAACAGCTCTCGCCGTATTGACGAGGGCTTCAACGTATCCGGAGAAGTGGGCGATCGTAGCCGGAAACAAAGAGAAAGCGAAAATCATCATGGGCTATATCAACGCTCACATCTTTGATTCGGAGTACACCGCATCGAAGTTTCGCATGGAACGTGGAGATAGTGCTGAAGCTATTCGCCGTAATCGAAACAAGAATCATATCTCCTTTGATGTTGGAAACAATCTGATTGGAGAGATCTTCATCTGTTCAGCAAAAGAAGCTCTTGGTTTTGGTGCAAAGAACGTGATCGAGGATGAGTCAGCTTTGATTGATGATGATGATCACTCAATGGTGATGCGAATGCTTGGAGACGATCCGGAAGACAACTTCCTGTTCAAGATTGGAAACCCATTCAACCGGAATCATTTCCTTAAGAGTCGGCTCGATCCTACCTACCACAAGATCCTTGTTGATTGCTACAAAGGAATCCACGAAGGACGTATCAACGATAAGACAATCGATGAGAACCGTCCGTATTCGTTTTTCAAGGTTTTGTATGAGTGTGAGTTTCCTCGAGCTGAAGATGTTGATGACAAGGGGTGGATGTATCTTCTCACTGAAGAAGACATCAAAAAGGCAACCGATCGATGGAACGGTGCTGAACACTACGGGAGGAAGAGACTTGGTAATGATATCGCTCGTGGTGGTCGTAATTTCAACGTATGGGCGTTGAGAGGTGAGAACTACGCAACAATACTCAAGAAGAGTCATGAAAGTGACCTGATGGCTGTCGCAGGAACGAATATATCATTCATGCAAGAACATCGCATTGCACAAGAGGACGTGTCGCTCGATGATGTTGGTGTTGGTGGTGGTGTAAAGGATAAGATGACCGAAGAGGGATACACAGTCAATGGTGTGAATGTGGGGTCTCCGGCTACTGAGAAGGTTACCAAGTGGAACCCAAAAACAAAGAAAGATGAGGAAATGTCAGAGTATGCAAACCTTCGTGCTCAACTCTATGCAGGAAAGAACGGTCTCGCAAATTGGGTGAAGCGTGTTGGTGCTCTCGATCCGGCTATTGATTGGTCAGAGCTACTTCGAATCCGGTACAAGAAGAACGGTCAGGGACTTACAGTGATCGAACCAAAAGAAGACATGAGAAAGCGTGGAGAGGAATCTCCGGACGTTGCGGATGGACTGATGCTCACTTTCTTTGAAGGATCATCATCCAAAAAATCTGAGTTCATTCCACCAGATCCAGCACAGGTTCTTGAGCAAGGAAGAAAACTGTGGAGTTAAAGTGTATTGACTTTTATTTTTGTGGTATAATATTTTTATAAGTAATCTTTTTACATCGTACTGAATGGGCGAAACAAAAACTATTTCATATGACGAGAGCATCATCGCATTGCGAACAAAGAAATACGCTGAAGGTGCTATTTCATATCAAGAACGCCGTCATCCTGATTGGCGTGAAAACTACTCTCTCTACCGTGACAAAGTACAAACCAACAGGCTCACACAACGTCAGTCGGTAAACGTACCACTCATGAAGGAGACAATCAGAACGATTCTCTCTAAAACAGACGAAACACCAGATATTTACTTCGAGTCTCTTTCAAACGACAAACAGAAAGAGATCTTTTTGAATGAGTATTGGAAATGGTGGTTCATAAAAGACAACTTTGAGATCAAGGACATTGTGGATAAAAAACAAGAAGGGCTCTACGGTCGCTCGACAATGAAGCTCAATCTTTTTGATGGTAGACCAACAGCAGAGGTTCTTGAGCCGTATGATTGGATCGTTGACCGATATGCTGATCCTTCAGATCTCGATAATACTGCTATGTATATGGGACATATCAATATCTTCAGGTCTCTTTCACAGGTTGAAGCAAACCCATTGTATGAGAAAACAGCAGTTAAAGCACTCAAGGAGAAGTATGCTGAACAGATGGGGCTTGCTCGATCTGAAGAGAATATCAAACAACTCATGGAACGAAATGAGAGATTGCAAGATCTCGGGTTGTGGGACATAAACAATCCGGTGCTTGGCGAAACCTACTTAAACCTTTCTGAACACTATATTCGTTTGTGGAGCGATGAGAGAAAGAAGCTCGTGATCTTCGTTCGTGTGACCGATGGAGACACTGTTCTTTTGATGAAACCACTCGAGGACATTTTAGGAATCAATTTCTTCCCCTTCGTTTCATGGGCTGATGATGTAGAAAAGACCGATGTATATTCTGATGGAGTTGGAGATATTGTGCGAACACCGAACAAGATCTTGAACTCATGGTTCAGTCAACTTGTTGAGAACCGAACACTCCGAAATTATGGGATGACATACTACGATGCTACTGTTTCGGACAAGTGGGTTCCTCAGACGTATGAACCGACACCGTGGGGTTGGTATCCAACAGCAGGAGATCCAAACAAAACAACGAAACGAGTTGACATCCCCGAGCTTTCAGAGAGTCTCGATGAAATGTCATTCGTTATCGGTATGGTCGAGAAAGCAACCGCATCGACCGCAACTGAGAAAGGCGTGAAAGAATCAGGTGATGTCACACTCGGTCAAATCAAGCTCATGCTTCAGTCTTCAAACGACCGCATCAACTCTATCGCAAAGTTCTACCGACCGGCACGAAGAGAGTTCGGTGAAAAGTGGTACAAGGTTATGATGGCAAACGAGAAGTGGATCACCGCAGTGAAACTTCAGAAGAAGTCATACAAAGGCAACTACTTTGAAGAGGTGGTTTCACCGGCAGATTGGAAAGATGAAGCCGGCTATGTGTGCCGTGTAGTTTCAACATCAGAACGAAACCAAAAGAACATAGAAGAGGTTCAGAAGATTCAGGCAGTGTCCGGAATGTTCCCTGAAAACATACCGCTCAAGCGAATCATGAAGAAGAAGGCTCTCGATCTTATCGATGGACTTTCACAAGAAGAGATTGATGAGGTTCTCGACTTTGATGAGACAAGTGGTGCTGATATGAATTCGGCTCTATCGGATGGATCTGTTCCATCACCTATCCAACCAAGAAGTCCACAAGTAAAAGGTATGCCGACCACTTAAACATGGTATAATTAAAGCAACAAATGGAAGACTTACTCAAGAAATTCAATATCGATACAAAAACACTGACACAAGACGAGCTTCAAACTCTCGACAAGTGGGCGAATGCTCTTTCTCAGAAGACGGTCTCGACACAAGACATCGCAGAGCACGTCTCAACCATGATTGAATCGATAGAGCGAGAATTAACGGGACACGAGAACCCACCAATCACTTTTGCAAATCTTCTTTTCAGAGGTCGCAGAGAAAGACATCTGAAAGCAAGGTTGCAAAATTACGTTGTACTCCGAGATTTTCTCACAGCTCCACAGCGAGCAAGGTCGTATGTTGAGAAACAGCTCGTGGGATTCCGTGAAAACATTACAAGGCGATAATAAGATACACAAAAAATGGATCAAAAATCAAAAGAACTGTTCGATGCAATCATTGAGATGGATCAAGAAAGTCTCAACGAAGAACAAGCCGGATTCTTGATGGCACGCAGAGGTTACATGAACGATGAACAGAGAAAACGATATGCGAAAATGATCGAGAAGCATGAAGCAGGTCTCAAGCCTGCAAAGCCTGCAAAATAGTCCCTTAAAAATTGATAATATCCAAACCCTCGAGAGAGGACGGATTCAATACAATGACAGACACAATCGAAATCAAACAAGAAGGTGCGATAACAAAACCAATCGATGCCTTCAGGCAAACTCCCGATGAGGGAACGCCAACTGACACTCCGGAGTCAGAAAACAAAACACCGGAAAGTGGTGATAGTACGCCACAAGAAACAAAGCCGACTGAAGTGACTCCGGAAAACAAACCGGAAGATCAAGCAACACCACCTTCCCAACCGGCAAAGCCGACAGAAGATGCGAAGCCTGAGATCGACTACAAAAAGAAGTTCTCAGAGTCAACAAGGCGAAACCAGATCGTTGAATCACAATTCAAAGAACTGCAAAAAGTACTTGGAGATATTACAAAGCAAGAGGTACCAACAGATGACGAAATGGCACGTCTTATCCCTGAATGGGAATATCTCTCCGATCGTGAGAAGAACAGTGAGCGGAAGCTCCTAGTTCTTGAGCATAGACAAAACAATATCATGCACACCTTCTCCACAATCGCTTCAGAAAGTGAAACTATGACGAAGCTTGAGGAGTTCGCAAAAGGTGAGACACGTCTCGCCGGTCATGAAGAAGAGTTCTACTCTTACGCTATGAACCCGAAAAACAAAGGTGCGAGCATGGAAGTTTTGCTCAATGCGTTCTTGTTCGAAACAACTCCGATCGTTGCGATCCAAACAGAAACTCCACCTGTCGAGACACCTCCTTCACTAGAAAGAGGAAATCCAAGTGGAGGGAATACTCCCGAGAGTATCAGAAAGGGTGGTGAAATGAGTGATGATGAGCTCAAAGCTCTCAGACAAAACAACCCTCGACAATACAACGAGATGATCCGGACGGGTAAAATCAAATAGTCACAGGTACTTCGTTAAACAAAAAAACATAAATGGCTGATTACGGCACAAATGTTGGAGAGAAGTTCGCAAAGAACACTCTCAAAATCTTCTTCGAGCGAGCAATCGCTCCTGACATCACCAATCAGGATTGACCCCTTCAAATAGTCCTGAATAAACTTGGCTATATGCTGGAAACTCCTAAAGTTTAGAGTACTTATTAGGTAACAATCTCTAAAATGGACACAATGGACAATCAGCAGGAAAGACTATTATGGTGGTTAGGGGGACTGATAGATGGTGAAGGATGCTTCACCATCACACAGAGAAAACCAAAAGGACAACTTCTCTTGTCGCCAGTCTCAATAATCACAAATACAAACAAAACGATCATTGACACCTGTATAAATATCTATCGAGAACACAACATTCCTTTTTATGTTGCTTACAAAATCGCAGACATAAACAGAAAAGAAAAGTGGAATATATGTGTGGATGGTTTAGGAAGAAATGCAAAACTTCTTACTCTCATTACCCCTTTTTTAGTTGGGAAACTTGAAGACGCACAGCTCATGAAGAGATTCATTGACTCACGTCTCGAGAGATCAAAAGAATATAAAGGGAATCGAAAAGATCCAAAAACAGGAAGATTGTTAGGCGGTAACGCTCCATACAATGACGAAGAATTTCGCATTATAGAGCGACTAGCAGAAATACATAATAGGAATCCTCAACGACTACACGCCGAGATTCGCAGTTATAAAGAAAAATTGCGAGCAAAGATATAGTCTGATCTTATGGGAAACTATAAGAAGTGAACAGTAAAAGTTCACGATAACATAAATGTACGAAGGAGAAATCAAAGGTGGCGGTGGAGACCGCTTGAACGTGTTGACCTTCGGAGCACTTGCTCTTAAGGATTACACAGGGGTTGCAATGACTGTTGATAAACCAAGCGAGAGCGAGGGACAACTCATTGTCAATCAGAAGAAAGCTTACTACTTCCAGATCGAAAGTTTTGCGAAGTTCAGCTCTTATGTGGACAACCCAGAATCCACTCTTATCGATACAGCAGGAAAGACTCTTGCTCGTACTGTTGATAACTTCGTCTTGGCGTTGCATGGAGACGTAGCATCGGGAAACCGAGTTGGTACGAACTACACAACCGGTACTGTCACCGTAGACGTGACAACTGGTGCGGTCACTGGTTCGGGAACTACGTTCACATCAGCAATGGTTGGACTTGGTTTCAAAGCGACCGGTCACACTTCTTGGTATCGTATCAAGACTTACACATCAACGACAGCTATTGTTATTGAAGATGACAAGGATGATGTTGCGAGTGCGTACACAGGCGGTGCTATTGGAGCAGGTGCAACATACGTCATTGAAGCAAACACAGCAATCACCGTGGATAAAACCACGATCTTTGACTATGTTGTGGACTTGAAGACAAAACTCGACCAGCGTGAAATACCGCCGGAAGATCGATGGATTGCTCTTCCTTCAACTATTGCAAACTTGCTCATCAAGAGTTCTCAGCTTCAGACCGCAGTTTCAACTGCATACGAGGATGTGATCAAGAAGGGTATCATTGGATATGTTGCAGGATTCAAGGTCTACTCAAACGAGCAGGTAGCCGGTGACAACACCACAGGGTACAAATGTCTCGCAGGACACAAGTCATTCATCACAATGGCGATGGCATTTACAGAGTCAGGAATGGAAGACTTTGTTGGAGGTTTCGGACGAAACTTCAAAGGCTTGAACTGTTATGGTGCGAAGGTTGTGGACGAACGCCGAAAGGCAGGAGCATATCTTTTCGCAAAGGTATAGCCCTTGCGGTCAGATACGACCTCTCTCTCCTCTTCTCTTGAGGAGGGGAGCGAAGAGGTCGTATCAAAGAGGGAATTATAAGAACTTAATAATTAAAAAAAACAAATGGCTGACGTAATCTACAACAATTTCAAAAAGCTCATCATGAATGGTGGTATTGATCTCGATACCGACACCATCAAAGTGGCTCTTGTGACGTCCTCATATACTCCCGATCAAGACGCTCACGACTTCTTCGATGATGTGACCAACGAAGTCACAGGAACAGGGTATACCGCAGGAGGAGCAACCCTTGCCAACAAGGCGGTGACGGCTGACAACACCGATAATGAGGGAATGTTTGACGCAGATGATGTAACGTGGAGTTCTTCCACAATAACGGCACGAGGAGCCGTGGTTTATAAAAGCACCGGAACAGCGTCAACATCGGCACTCATCTGTTACATCGATTTTGGATCAGATAAAACATCGAGTGCGGGTGATTTTATTATCCAGTGGAACGCAGAGGGGATTTTGAATCTCAACTAACATTATCGGCTAGAAGTATATTCAAATGGATAAAGAAGGACTTATCGCACAACTGAAGAGTAAAAATGGTTTTATGAGTATTTTGGAGGATTCTTTGTCGAGTGATTCAAAGAGTGCTGACATTGAGAAACGGTACATGCTTGTTGAGCATCAAAACGCAGACGGCACAGTCGGAACGACAAGCGTCTACTATCTCTTCAACACAAAGACAGGTGAAGCAAAGTTTTATAACATAGTACCAAACTCATTCGACTCTAGAGAGACATCACCTGATATGGTAAAACAGCAAGCTCTCGAAGCATACCTGAAAGCAAAGTACAATGCGTACTTCATCGGACGCACGGACTTCGTGAACAACTGGGCAGAGGCGGACGTGTTCACACTGACTACGGGAAAGCTCGTGAAGAAGAAGGTACTGGTGTATAAGCAGGGGGTTAATCCTATTGCGGACATAGACGTAGTATAAAAACATTATGGCGATAGCTCGAGATGCAGTATCAACACAAGGAAACGGGTCGAATGTGACGTCATTCACCAAGTCTCACACATGTTCTGGGTCGAACAGGATTTTGTTTGTACAGCTGTACTTTCAGGGAGACAGAACGGTGTCTTCAATTACTTATGGTGGAGTAGGAATGACACTTCTCGATGAGATATTAGAACTACCATACACTGAAGAACACAAATTGTACTACCTCATTGCACCGGCAACAGGTTCTAACACCCTGAGTGTTTCATTCAGTGGAACGACACAGTATGAATGTAACATCGTCTCATACACAGGAGTCCTGCAATCATCGCCTATAGAAACTTATAGACAAGAATCGGATCTGGCGAGTGTGCAAAACTACTCAGAGAGCATTACGTCTTCAACGGATAATTGTTGGGCAATATGGGCGACTCGTGACTATTCTGGACGTGTTCCGACAGCCGGTGCAGATACCGCTTTAGTTACATATAATGATTCTGCATACGCAACTAGGCTTGCTGACAGTGGTGGTGCAATATCTCCGGCAGGAACACGCACAATGAATCTATCATCTACAGGTGGTTCCGGTAATTGGTATACAGATATATTGGCGGTATTCAAGCCGGTCGCTTCAACTGACGTAGCCGTCACACCATCAGCCGTATCATCAACATTCGGTATCCCTTCCCCCACAATCACCGCAGTACAAAATACCTCAACAGCTTCATCGGTTCTCTCGGCAACATTTTCAATACCCACCCCAACAGTTACCGCATCCAAAGTCATCACGGTTACTCCTGATGCTCTTTCAGCCACTTTCACAATACAAGAACCATCAACCGATGCATCGGGTTATATTACGATCGTGCCAAGTGTCCTTGTGATGACCGTGAGTATCCCATCACCAACAGTGACGGAGGTTCAGAACATGACCATTGCTTCAAGTGTTGTATCGGCAACTTTCACTACTCCGGCATCAACGGTCACGGTCGTCTCATACATCACTATCACTCCGGATGCAGTATCAATGACAATGAGTATCCCAACGCCTGTTATAAGGGGTACATACTGGCAAGACAAGTTCAGTGTTCCATCGAAGAGTTGGAGCGATAAGTATTAGTAACTAAACACATTGCAGATGGGAAAAACAAACATCAAAAAAATAGACAAGGATACTTTTGAGGTTGAAGTGACTTCGGTGAGAAGGATGTCTCGCAATAAGATACAGGCTGATATCGATCGTCTCAATAAAGTGATTGACACACTTGAAGAAAACAACGGCATCAAGACACTCAAAAAAGAGCGTGAGGAACTTCACAATATTTTAGACACAAAATAGAGATGAATAAAGCAGTAACCATAAATCAGTTCGAAGGATTCGGGAATGATCGCCAACTCAGGGGTGACGAAGCATTTCGCATGGTGAATATGACTCGTGGACTCCTTGGAGCTTGTGCTGATTCATATTTTAATGTGGCGAGCGAGGATGCCGACTACCCCGACATCACAATGAATGTTGTCACCGGTCTTGCTTGGGGTAAGGGTATAGCAGTTGGGTCAGCGACAGGTGTTGATCACTACCAATTCGCATGTGACACAAACGGTCATATATTTCAATCTCTGCAAGGAGTTCTCGAGTATGACGTTGTGCATAGGTCACAACAAAACTTTTATGGTAAGGGGCTGATTGTTGATCCGAAAGGTCGTCTTTTGTATGCTCAAGTTCGTTATCTCGGAATCTTTGATCGGTCGGTCGGAAATTATGTTACTGGTACAGTATCGGTCACGAACGGAAGTGCGGTTGTAACCGGATCAGGTACAACATGGACAACAGCCGGCATTGTGGCAAATGACGTGTTCAGGCTTACTGAAAAAGACATTTTTTATAAAGTTGCGACTGTTGATTCAAATACACAGATCACTCTCACAACCGCATACTCACAAACAACAGCATCGGGAAAGCCGTATTCAATAAACACAGCGTGGAATGATACTTGGAAAGACTTCGGTGCAGATCTTGGTACAAAAGCAAGCAGATCAGGAACGGTATATATTCCCACGGAAAACTACGAGGACACCGTTCTGATCGGTCGAAACAACAAGATCATCACACTCAACACTGTCACAGACACAATGACGAGTGATGCATCACCATCTTTTGAGCTTCCGGATGGTTTTGATATTTTGAGCATCATGAAAGGTGCAAACGGCGTGCTTATTGTCGGAGAGTTCAACGGAAAGACAAATCTTGTATTGTGGGATAACTACTCAACACGGGCAATCGCACCGTGGATCGAACTTGATGGATACGTTTCTTCAACCGCAAAATGGAATGGTGGGTGGATTATCATGACTGGTCACGAGGTACACTATACCGATGGGTATTCAACAAGGCTTTTGAAGCGTAATTTTCTCGACTCGAGTATCACTTCATTCGATACAACGGCGTATCCAAAACCTTCAGTAGTGGTAGAGGATGTTTTATACTTCGGAGTATCTGGTATTGCAAACAGTGGTAAAAAAAGAGGTGGTCTTCATGGGCTCGACCTCACTACGGGTCTTTGTCGGATGTTCATGAAAAACGATGGTGTTCAAACAAATCTTGAGTTTGCCTCGATGGCGTATGATTCAGGGTATCTTGTTGTCGGAGGAGCTGGATTCATTGGTGGAGTAGAGAAAGGCTCGCCAACTCCAATATCAACATTCATATCAAATCCGGTGAGTGTTGGTGAAAATAAAAAATATGCTGAAGGGTTGAGAGTGCCGGTATCAATAGGGAAAGCATACTCATCCAATACTTCAAAACTATTCTCGTTCACAATCGTTGCTCGGATCAGTCCGGTGAGAAAACTATTCCAACGTGGGATTCCAACAAACAACACGAGTACGGAGTATAATGAGGTACATGTCAACGGAAGTACTTATTCATCGCCTGAAGTTGGAGATGAGGTTGAGTTTGTAAATGGAGCGAACGCCGGAGAGACACGCAACATCACATCAATCGCAAATGCAGGAACGGCAACAGAAACATGGACACTCGATCGTGTTCTTCCAAGTTACCAACCAAGCGGATACAACATGGTGATATCGCCATTTCAGCTTGTTGGTATCAAAACATACACCAACATCACAGAGATCAAAGACATATATTTCAACATTAAAAACCGGACTAAAGGGACACACTTCATGATCAAGTTGGAGATCATTGATGCTACCGTACCGGTCGAGATTCAACCGTTTGAGTTTTTATATAGTGATAGTGGCATCATTGAATAATGGCTGAAGAAAAAAAACAAATAGAAGAGAAAAAAGAAAAGGAGATCAAAGATATGTTCGAGTCTTCAGAGAAACCTCTCACAAGAAAGGATCTCGAGCCTATCATGCCGTTTTTATATGCTCTCCGTGGTATCAGGCAATCGGTCGATGCAGTGCCAACAAATGAACCACAGAGCTTTCTTCAGCAAATAGTTTTTTATGAGAATGGTGGAACGAGACGACTTTATCTACATATTGCCGGCTCGTGGGTATATGTAACCCTCACATAAGTGGTATAATAAAACAAATGATTCTACTAGAAGCAAAACAAGCACTCGCACGCAAACTTGGTATCGACTACTCAGATATTGCAAACAACGACCTATTCTCAGAAGCCGATCTCGAGTTCTACGTCATACAGGGTGCGATGCAGGCGTATGATTTTCAAGACTGGGATTTTGCGGAACACGCAAAGACCGCAACGCTTGAGTCAACCGATATCACCAACGGATACATCGAACTTCCTGATGACATCCTTTCGTCAAGTATTTTTTACTTTGCGATCAACGGAGAAGAGTACGACAAAAAGAACTTCCGATCATACAAGAAGTACTTTGAGGAAAATGCAACCGCAACAGAGAAGTATTGGTCAGAGTTCAAACGCATGATCTTCTTCAACGCAAACTCATGTTCAGCCGGAGATGTTGTTGATGTGTATGGAAAACAAAAGTTCAGAGTACCGGAAACAGATTCAGATCTTCTTCCCTTTTCTCCGAATACAGACAATGAAGAATCGTCAGGAAACTATGCGTGTGTCCTTTTGGCGTTCGCAGAAGCTCTCGGATCAGACCAAAAGAAGGAATATGCACAATCGAGAGTTGAACATGAGAAGGCACTCTTCATCCTTCAGTCATTATCAAATCAGCTCAAGCAAGGTCGTGCTTCAGAGCAGAACAAGAATCGTCCCATGTTTGACGTTCCGGATATGTTTCGTGGTCGATCTGGCGGTGGTTCTAACATAGGTACTTTTTCACAATAGTTTTTGAATGGCAACATACACGGTACAATCAGGAGATACTCTCTCAGCACTCGCACAAAAGTACGGTACTTCCGTTGACGAGATTGCGAAGACAAACAACATCACAAACCCGAATCTGATCAAGGTCGGGCAAACTTTGAATATAGGAGCTACAACACCAACCAACGTCTCAGCTTACGATACTGAACAATACAGGATTGCTCTCGCAAACCTAACAAAATCACCGACACCAACAACAACTTCA